AGTGGAGGTTGTTGCCAAGCAATTAAGAAATCTCTAAAACTTTTTTGTAATTCTTGAGTACCGTTAGTTTCAAATGTAATTTCTTTCAAACCCTGCATTCTAGGATCGCTAATTAAATCTTCATAACTACGTTGCCAACCTAGCAAAGGCTCGCCACCTGTAATAACTAAGTGCTCGTCCTCCCAATGTCCAAATGGAAGGATTTCCATAATACGTTCAATAATAGCATCGCTAGTAAGCATAGGGCTAAGATCTTTAAAGCGAGGATCCCAACTTGCGTAACTGTCACAGCCCGTAGACACAAGAGGAAGCTCTTCGTATGTTTTAAACTTATCTACAATTTGTGAGATTGCATCAACTTCTGTACTTAATTGACCTTTGGGCATGCCAAAGCCGGCACACTTGAAGTTACAACCAAATGTTCGTAAGAAAACGGACGGTACACCCATGTAACGTCCTTCACCTTGGATACTATAAAATAATTCTGCAATTTTAATTTTTGACATTCTTTTTCCTAAATTCCTCTACATCATTGACAGCTGATTGTAACACAGTTGCATAGTTAAGAGCAACCTGTTTATTCATAATAATGCAAGCTTCGTAGTCTGTATAACCTTTGGTTAGTAACTGCCAAATATGACGCCACCTACTTATAGACCAAAAATTAGTTCTAGTGGTAGTATAAATTGTTACAGTAACATCGTGGTCTGCTTCAATGTCAATAGTATGTGTGCAATCGTTGTCACCACACTCGCATACCGCCTTGTACATTTTTGATGTACCCCAATTTTTTACTAGGAGTACTCCTTGAGCAGGAGTTTGTGCTGTCATTTAAACAATTCCAAATTAATAATTTTAGCCACTCTTTCACCTACATCTTCACCGTTTGGAATAACATAGGTTTGACTATCATGCCGATCTTTGCGGTCGTCATATCTACGTACATTAAGAATACGTCCGCCCACTGCGGTGCTTAGTTCAAAACTAATGCGATCTTGTCCTTCTGGAGAGCCACGCTCAATTGCCATTGCTGTTCCCAATTGTAATCCCCTTTGTGCTTTCACTTTGTTAGTATAAATTTCTTCTTCGTAACGGTCTTTATTGTCCCAGGCTTGTTTAGCCTTCTTATAAAACCATCGATCAAACCACTTCATCATCATAAGGCTCCACATTTTCTTCTAAAATAGCACTGTCGCCATAGCCGTTAGCATCAACAAGATCAATCTTAACAGGACCAAGAATTGCTACATGGTCGTCTTCAATTTCCCATTTATGATCGCCATCATACAGCCAAGCAGTACCACAACGTCCATCTTCGTCTTCTTTTTCGTAACGCAAGATAGCTTCAATTTCCTCTTTTTCTTCTTCAGTAAATCCGTCACTGAAATTTACATAAACAGATATAAGATCGTCGAGATCACAACCCCAACCTACTTGGGGATTACAATGTACACGATCTGTTTCAAATTTCCAAACAGGTTCGTCTTCTGGACGAAAACCAAATCCCCAGCGCCATACTTCGGTGACATCAAATCCTCGTATAGTACCGTCGGGCAGACGTTCAAATACATCTACAAAATATTCAACTGATTTCTTTTCAAGTGGAGTAATACGATAGAGTTTTTCCATTATTCGTCCTTGAACTCTATAGGATTACCGTCTTCGTCTGCCACAACGATTTTACGGAATCCATTATCACCTTCAATGAGGATAGGTCCCCAAATCCATGCTTCTGTTTCTGATTGACTCCAACCTTCTTGATTTTCTAAGACATCGTAAATATCGCCTTCCTCTTCAATAAGTTCTTGTAGACGCTCTTGCTCTTCTTCATCCATATCTTCAGGCCATACGATATCTTCCCAACAACCGTCCCACATGCTTTCAAGCTCAACATTTTCAATATTAGAACCTGGAACGTTATACATGTCAAGGCTGTCTTTTTTACCATCACCGCCTGGGACAAAGTCAAACTCAAACTCAGGAGGATTATTGTCAGTAGTTTCAACTTGAAAGCTAGCACCACGATATCCAGTTTTACGGATAATGGTCATACTATCTTTAGTGTAATGCTCGTGTTCTTCACACGATTTTTTGTAGTAAGGTGATACAGTCCAAATAGCCATTTTATTCGCCTTTCTTCTTACGTGTGCGTTTAGGTTTTTCTTCTAAAACCGTTTTATTTTCAACACTGGCAATAGCTTCTCTTACATCTCTTTGTAATGCTTCCCAGTCTGTTTCTAACTCAACTCGACCGTCTTCGTATTCATATCTAGTAGTATGACTACCAACTGTAACCTTTGGCCAAGTGCTATCTGATTTTTTAGTACGCATAATTACCTCGGTGCAAACTCTTGTTGCATTTTAATATTGTCAAAGAACTCTTTCTTTGTGCCCATATCATCTTTAAAGGCACCTTTTAATACAGTGGTCTGAGTTAATGAACTATGTGCCATAATACCACGATTTTCACAGCAACCGTGTGTGGCTTGAATGTAAACACCTAGGTCTTTGGCTCCTGTAGCCTTTTGAATCTCCCTAGCAATGTCATTGCAAAGCTCCTCTTGGAGAGTGCCTCGTCGAGCGCACCACTGAGCGATACGTGTGTACTTTGATAAGCCAATTAGTTTTTCTGCCGCGATAAGGCCAATATAAGCAACCCCAACAACGGGTTGATGATGATGACTACACATACTGCGAAGTTCACTGCGAACCACGAGCATGCCTTCATAGCGGTCCTGCGAGTCGTTTGGAAAAGCTGTTGCGTCTGGTGCTGGGTCATATCTTCCTGCCATTATTTCATTAAAGTACATCTTGGCAAGTCGTCTTGCTGTGCCATGACTGTTAGGATCATTTTCACGATCAATAAGCAACCGGTCAAGCACTAGTTCAAATGCTTCTGTTGCTTCGTCAATTAGTCGTTCTTTGTCGCCGTCGTGTAAGTAATCACTAATATTATCACCGGCCCAGAACCGTTTATTATCACGTTTCATTTTAGTGCGAATTACATCTGCAAAATACGATTCTTCGTATCCTTTATCGCTCATGTCTTCGCCTGCTTTAATATACACCTGTTTGTTTAGTGGTGTATATTCGTCTTTTACAAATGGCTGTCTTTGATCGCCATTTAATATAGGGTCTAGTTTAAAATCGTTGCTCAATATATTTCTCCGAGTTAAAGACGTGGATGTCTTGTATAGTATATAGATTATTTAGGCCGAGGTCAAATATTTGTTGTTCAAATATTTTCTTGGACCTTATTTAAAATTTGGCACAAACTTGCAACTTCTTCGTTTGACATGAAAAAATTATAAGTTGACGATCTAATAACTTCACCATCACCAAGTTCTTCTTGTATAAATTCGATAGAATTTAGATCGTTTGGACGCATACACTTCCAACTTTTAACTCTGAGTCTAAATCCCTCTGTTTCTTTAACAACTTCGTTTAGTATATTCATTATGTTTCTCCTTAGAATATTAAATCAGCCGCTAATACAAATCTATATTGATTTGATTGAGCTGGCATTGGTCTATGATACACTTTTCCTGGATAAATGATCCAAGTAAAATCTTTAGGTGTTGATTTAAAACGATCTGGACTCTCAACACCGTTATAAGCAAATTCAGTTCCGCTGTCTTCTCTAGAAGCGTCAGACGGAAGTCGTAGATAGTATACACCGCTTAGAGTTTTTTCTGCACCATACTGATGAGTATGCCATAGTTTTTCTCTATCTTCAATAACGGAATTGTTGGTCATGAAGCTCCAGGCCATTAGCTGTTTTATTGAAACTTCTTTATTAAGATACATAAAACAACTGAAAATAAAACTCATACGAAACTTCATCCAAACTGGATCTTGTAATCCAAACAGATTAACTTCAGTCTGATACTTAGGACTATTTTTAAAATATTTTCCTTGATCAATAAATTGTTTAATCTGATCTATGGCAAAATTTTGATCTTCAGTAGTCAGCAGAGAACTAAAATTAAATTCTTCAAATGTTTCAAACCCGTTATTAAAAACTATTGTCACAATATCTCACTAAACGCTATTTTTTAAACTTTTATATCTTTTTCTACACTCTTCTTTTACTTCTTTTGGAATATCAGGATGCCATTCTGCCATACCGCAGTCATAGATTCTTACCCGTTCATCAGGCATTGGAATTACGGCTAACAATCCAATCCAAAAAATTGAAGCAATAATAGCACCTATAATAATTTTCACAATATCTCACTAAACATTATTTGGCATAAATGTTGATCTTTGATTGAAGAAAAATGAAATTCCATGTAGTCTTCAAACGGATGATAAACAAATCGATCTCCAGGGAGGCCAAATACTTCTAATACTGTTGCACAACATTCATTCCACCACGGAACGCTTTGATTATTCCAGTGTATCCTTACTGGATACGGGAACTGCTTTTCTGTAGTTTCCTTTTTCTGGGATAACGTGTCTAACTCCGCCTCTTGGATCATTCATATCTCCTTTGCGTCTTGGTATCATGTGAACGTGCGGGTACATTATGGTTTGACCAGCAGCCTCGCCACAGTTTTGTCCAATGTTGAATGCGTCCCACTTTCCCTCTTGTAACCCGTCATAGCCGAATTTATAGGCACTCCTGTAGCATTCCATGATGTTTTCAAAACGCTCTTCGGTAGGCACAAATAACAAATGCCCTTGGGTAACTGGATAAGCATCTCTGAAGACCCAAAAGTTTTTTGTTCGGTACTCAATTTCTGTCCATGGTGCTCGTTTTTCATCTAATGCCCTTTCAAGTTCAGTCATTGTTGTTTACCTCTCTAAGCTGTTCTAAAAGATACTCTCTGTATTCTCTTAAAACTTCACTGCGTCGATCAGCATTTTCTAGTTCTCTTACTTTTTCTAAATCAGCATCAACTTGTGAAATACGTTGTTGAATTTCGTCTTTGGTCATTTATTCCACCACTCCTCAAAAGGAAATTCTATCCAAACATCTTTTTCAGCTTTGTTAATTTCTTCCCCACAAAAATCAACAGTTATTTTAGACTTGCTTGATAAGTTGTCAAATACTACTGCAAATTTTACATTATTATTCCAAACAGTATCCCATCCTTTGTCGTTAGGCAAGCAACCACTGGCCCAGTCTGAAAGAATCCAATTTATTGTTTCTCCGCTGTCATTAATATCGTCTACGATTAAAATATTTTTACGATTTCCAACGTCTGATCGATCACCTTCAGTAAATTCTCGATCTCCTACAGGTACATAACCAAATGCATCCTCGGCCATCCATAGGTTGCTTTCTGGCTCTCCGCCGTCACGTAAACTTACGTTCAGAGACCACATAGGAACATTAAGGTAATGACTGATCATTACAGCAGGTAGTAGACCACCTCTTGAAATACCCACAATATAATCAGGTTTCCAGTTTTGATCTTGAATATCGTGACAGATATTTTGAACTAGTTTTTTAAATTCTTTAAATTTGATAATTCGTTTTTTCATTGTAGGTTTCTTGGAGAAGGAATTAAATGTTGGTCTTCTGGATCTAGCAATGCTCGAGCCAGTTGCATTTGCAGTTCTTCTGGCAATTCGTCAAAATTATCTTTAGTAACCGGTCTTGAGTTATCTTGTACAGTGCCGTTGGCAAACATGTCTTTAATTTCCTGGATCAATTGATCTAGTTCTTCTTGAGTTCCTTCAAAGTGATCAAAGCAA